CAGACGAACACCCTGAACGTGGCGCAGGTGGAACTCGAAGGGACCTGCGACTACTCGAAGCGCGAGAAGTGGGGCAGCCGCGTCGCGGGCAAGGACTACATCTACTGGGGTGACCCGCCGGACTGGGCTCTCCAGGATCTCGCGGACTTCCTGCACTGGCTGAACGCCAACCACGGGGTGCCGCTGTCCGGACCGCCGATGTGGCTGAACTACGGGCCAGACTCCCGGCGCCCGGGCGTCACGCCCGCGTCCTACGGGGCCAGCCCGGCCCGGATGTCCTTCGCGGAGTGGAACTCCTTCAAGGGCGTGTGTGGGCACCAGCACGTCCCCGAGAACGACCACGGCGACCCCGGCGCTCTGCCGTTCGCCAAGCTCATCGCCCTGGCCAAGGGCCAGCCCGTACCTGAGGAGGACGACATGCCCACTCCCGCCGAAGTCGCCAAGGCGGTACTGACCCTCGACGGGGTGATCTCCGTCCCGGGCGCACCGGCCACTAACCCGACGTGGACCCTGAGTTCGGTCCAGACGGAGATCCTCAAGCGGATCGACGCGGTGCGTACTGCGGAGGCCGCGCAGACCGCGGCGATCACGAAGCTGGCCGGACTGGTCGGCACCGGTGTGGACACGGCCGCCGTGGTGGCCGCGGTGAAGGTGGCCATCGCAGAAGCGGTGGTCAAGGTGAGCGTCGACGTGACCGGCGCTGGAACGAAGGGGTCCTGAGCATGCGTATCTTCGGTAGAGAGCCCGTCTACATCCTCGCGTTCATCGCGGTGTGTCTGAAGCTGAGCGCCGCCTACGGCCTGGACGTCTCGGTCGAGGAGCAGGGCGCCATCATGGCCGTCCTCTCCCTCATCGTGGCCGTCGCCACCGCGATCGTCCTGAAGACCGGTGCGGTCGCCGCGTCGATCGTGAACCTCGCGCAGGGCGTCCTCGCCCTCTTCCTCGCGTTCGGGCTGCACATGGCCGCGCAGACGCAGGCGCTGTGGATGCTGGCCGTCGAGGGCGGTGTCGCGCTGATCATCCACCGCGAGGTGACGGCCCCGGTCCCGGCGCTGCGGATAGAACAGTCGAGCCCCGTCAAGCCGTCCGCGCCTCAGGGCGTCTAGGGAGTCCTGTTGGACGCCACCACCCTCGGCGCGGTCCTGGCGTTCGCTGGCGTCGTGTCCGGCTCGGTGGTGGCGTACATCGGGAAGCGGGGTGAGACCCGCAACTCGCTCACGGACCAAGTCCAAGAGGAACGCGACGGCCTGGCGCGGCGCCTCGCTGAGAAGGACGTGCAGATCGCCGCGCTGGAGCAGCAGCGCCACGACTACCTCATCAGGATCACCCAGCTAGAGATAGAGAACATCCGACTCGGAGGAAACCCCACCCCATGACCCGTACTGAGCGCACGATCGTGCACCACTGGCGCGGCATCGCGGTCCTGTGCGCGATCGTCGCTCTGTTCGGTATCTCGTGGGCGTTGTGGCACCGCATCGACTCGTCGGATCGGAACTATGCGGCCGCGGCCGCGGAGGCGAACCGGCGCGGCGACGCAGTGTCGACGCTTGCGGGGGATGTGCGGGCGTTGCGGGCGCAGGTGAAGGCGCGGGGTGGGACTCCGGTGGCTCCGGATCCTGCGAAGGCGGTCCCTAGTCTGTCGGCGCGGGCGGAGGTGCCGGTGCCGATCCCGGGGCCGCGTGGCGTCGCAGGTTCCCCGGGGCCGTCCGGTTCGCCGGGTGCTTCCGGAGCCCCGGGCAAGAACGGCGTCGACTCGACGGTACCGGGGCCGCAAGGACCGCAAGGCGTACCCGGTGCAGACTCCACCGTTCCGGGCCCTCAGGGCGAGCGCGGCGAGAAAGGCGACACTGGCGAGCAGGGTCCGGCGGGCCCGTCCTGCCCGGACGGCTACAGTCTCCAGGCCCCGTCGTATGACCCGGATGCGCTGGTGTGCCGTCGGGATGGGGCGCCGCAGCCGAGCCCGTCGCCGTCGGGCCTGCTGTCGTTGGGGCTGGACCCGAGCCGCCGCCAGTACGTCTAGGCCGCTGTCACGATCTCGGCGCGTACCGCGGCCGCCCACTCCGTCACGAGGACCTCATACTCCCGCCGCTGCTCTGCGCTGAGCGTCCCGCCGGCCCGCTGCCACAGGGCGCGGATCAGCTCGTTCAGCTCGACAGCAGACCGCGTGGAACCAGGGCTGGCAGGGGTGGGGGACATGCGACAAGCCTACGGGCCACCGCCGACACAGGCACGCCCCCTGCACAGGCCCGCAGGCCGTACAGGGGGCGCAACCGCCATCCTCCCCCAGCGGAAGGGGAGTAGCGTTCTGAGTGTCTAGGTCAGAACGGAGTCCAGTATGCCCGAGCACACCGACACCGCACCCCCGGCACTCACCTTCGGCCAACGCGTCCAACGCGCCCGCGAACGCACCGGGAAATCCCGCGCCGTCGTCGCCGGACTCATGGACCAGTCCACCGAGTGGGTCAAAGCCATCGAGACAGGCCGCATCGGAATGCCCCGCCTCCCCAAACTCCTCCGCCTGGCGCACGTCATCGGGGTGGAAGACCTCGCTGAACTCACCGGCGACGAACGCCTCGCCACCGCCACGTACACCAAGGCCGAACACGGCGACCTGCCCATCCTCAAACGCGCCCTCACCTCCTACCAGCTCGCCCCCGAGGACCGCGAACCCGAACCCGCCGACGTCCTCGAAGCCCGGCTACGGCGCGCCTGGCAGCTCTGGCACGACCGCGACCCCCAGACCACCCACGGCCGCACCCTCGAAGGCCACCGCACCCGCATCGTCCGCCTCCTCCCCCCGCTCCTCGCCGACGTGCAGCACTCCGCCCGCACCCTCCAAGGAGCAGACCGCAGGCGGGCCCTCGTCGCCCTCGCCGAGACCTACCACCTCGCCCAACTGTTCCTCTCCTTCCAGCCCGCGCCCGATCTCGTCGTCCTCACCGGCGACCGCGCCATGACCGCAGCCCAGGACGCCGACAGCCCGCGCGCCATCGCGGGCGCCGCCTGGTACATGAACCACGTCCACCGGGACGCCGGAGAGGCCGCAGAGGCACGCGTCGACCTCGCCGAGCAGGCAGCGGCACTCCTGCCGTCGACCGAGGACCCGGAGCACATCGCCCGCCGAGGCCTGCTGTACCTCGCGGTGGCCCTGTCGTACGCGAAGACCGGGCAGCAGGGGGATGCGTGGCGGTACTGGGACAAGGCCGACGCCGCCGCACGCCAGCTGGGGGACGACTACGCGCACCCGTGGCTGATCTTCGGGCGGGGCATCGTCGACGGGTACGCGATCACGATGTACAACGACCTGATGCAGCCAGCGAAAGCCCTCGATGTCGCGGAGACCCTCAGTCTGGAGCAGATCCCGTCGGCGACCCGCCGCTCGTACCACTTGATCGAGTCGGCCCGGGCGCACGGGATGCTCGGGGAGGGCACGGCCGCGGTGTCGCTGCTGGGGAAGGCTTTCCGCGAGTCTCCGGAGACGATCCAGTACAACCTGCACACCCGGTCGGTGTTGCCGGAGTTGGTGAAGTCGGGGCCGCGGATGGTCCGTGATGACGCGCTGGGCTTGGCCCGGGATTTGGGTGTCCCCGTGTGATCGCTTGAAGGGTAGGAACTGTACCTGCGGCCGAGGGGGTAGAAGGTCTACCCCCTCGGCTTTGTGCTGCGCCTTACGGTCACGTGTGTGAGACAGATCACCGTGACCGTGGAGGGCTGCCGCGATGCCGAGCGAACCAGCAAGCACCATGCAAGACATCCCGCGCGAGGTGATCGCACTCCTGCCCATCCCGGACGTCAAGGACATGACGGACGGCCAGACCCGCGGCGCAACTTGCGTGTGGGGCGACGAGCAACTGCACAGCAGCACAGCCATTGACCTCGGCGAGCACCTGGCACCGATGGAAGGCTCGACGTCCACTCAGGGCGTGCGGCTGTTCCTGCGGGCCTGCGGCGCATGCACTCGCCGCGCCGTGCTGCGCGCCCTGCACGCCCACGCCCCGACGTGTGAACAGTGCGTCGACGACGCCGTCCGCTGTCCCGAGGGGGCCGGCCTGCGCCGCCTTATGAGGGAGGCCCGCCGATGATCTGCGCATGCTGCGACCAGCCGATCCGGGACGACGAGGAATACACCACGGAGTCCATCCCCGGGGCGACTAACGCAGGGGCGGACATCGTCCTGCACACGCAGCCCTGCAAGCGGACGCTGCAGCCGACCTCCCCGTCCGGCCTCGGCCGCTGAAGACTCCGCTGCCGACCTGTGTTGCCAAACGGCAGCGGTGAACCCGCGGTGCGCGCTGGTAGACCGCGCGCCGCGGGTGGGTGGCCGTCTCTTCTGGCGAGCAGGCGGCCACCCGTCAGGCACAACTAGTGAAAGGCGCACCATGTACAACACCGACGACCTCACCTGGGCCACGTCCAGCTACAGCGGCGGCAACGGAGCCTGCATCGAGGTCGCCAAGACCCACGGCGAGGCGTTCTTCCGTGACACCAAGGACCGCAGCATTCCCGCCGCGGTCGCTTCGGCCGGCGCCTGGGACGCGTTCCTCCAGGGCGTGACAGCGGGGACGCTCGGCGCCTGACCCCTCGCGAGACGTTCCGCTGCCGGGACCGCCCCACGCCCGGCTGTGGGATGAGGACGACTGCCTATCCGAAGGGTGGTCGTCATGACCCGCCGCAGCACCGTCCCTGGGACTGCGGCGGGTCACCTCACGAGGTCGGCAAGCGGCACATTGAGGGCGTCGGCGATGAGGAGCAGGTCGTCCAGGCCGGGGATGCGGAACGCGTACTCCCACCGGTGAATCGTCCGATGGTCCCGCCCGATGAGTTCCCCGAGCTGAACCTGGGTGAGGTCCGCATGGATGCGGGCGTCCCGGATGCGTGCCCCGATCTCCCGGCGGCGGGCGTGTACCCAGTCGGGCATGGGGTCGAGTGGCACCCGCCCCACGCTGTAACGATCATGGCCTCTTGTCTTTGCCCAGCCAGGCAAATTTAATGATCTTGCCGTGGGGGAACCCGTAAACAGCCACGATCCCGCGCACAGCGCACGACCGTGGCAACAGAGCGGCCGGATAAGCGTACGCGTCTCCGCTCCATCCGGCCGTTAGACGCTAAGACTCAGTCAAAGCGTCCCGCCCCGCAGGCAGAAACCTGCGGGGCGGTCTACGTTGGACGCCAGAAGGCCCCCGCCGACATACCCGACGGGGGCCTTCTGCCCGTGGTGCCGGCCTCCCCGCCGGGCAACCACAGGATCACGAGAGGCGCGTCTCAGGCGCGCGTGGGGGAGACGGCCTGCCCCTCCCGTACGCGCCACTCTACGTGTTACTTGAACGTAAGTAAGACCCCTATATGGGCGATCCGATCGCAGTGGATCTGTGGGGTTGTGGACTTGATGTGGATTCTCGTCACGCAACCGGCCCCCCGAAGATCACTCCGGAGGGCCGGTTCAGGTCGCTGACCTGCCACTTATCCTGGTGGGCGCGGACGGTTTCGAACCGCCGACATCCGCCTTGTAAGGGCTTCGTTCCCGCAGGTCAGACCCGCCAAGACTCGCCGAGACTCGCCGAGACTCATTCTCTCTAACCCGGGCCCCCTAATCACGGATTCACCGAGTCTCGCCGAGCGGCCCCGAGGGGGCGTTGTGGACTCCTTGTGGACTCCAGCCCGGAAACCTCACTCAACCGCCCGGAGTCCACTACCCGCCTCCCCCGACAGCGCAGCCCGCACGTTCTCCCGTGCACCCTCGCTCTCGTGCGTGTAGATCCACGTCACCTTCCCGCCCCGCTTCTGCCCGAGGAACGCCTGCGTGTCCCGCTCCGACACACCCTTCAGGTGCAGACGGCTCGTCACGTCATGCCGGTACTCGTACGGACGCGGCCACCACTCAGGCCGCCCCGTCTCCGGGTTCTCCACCATCCGCGCCACACCGGCCTGGATGCAGGCACGACGCCACGGCCGGCGAATGTTGTTGACGTTCAGCGCGGCGCCCCGCGGCCCACGGAAGATCAGTTCCTCCGTATGCAGATCGAAGCCGTCCCCGACCTTCGAACGGGTCGCCTTCGGCTGCCACTTCGCGAGCATCCACTGCACCGCCTCCCACGCCGTGGGCGTGAGTGGCACCGCCCGGAACCCCGCCTCCGTCTTGGGTGTCGCCTGCCGGCGCAAGCGCCCGTTGTCACTGACGAGGATCTCCTTGACGTACAGCAGGCGCTCTTCCTCGTTGAGGCAGTTGAGCCGCGCTCCCGCGACCTCGCCCGGGCGCATTGCTGTCTCGTAGGCAAAATCGCGGAAGATCCGCTGGTAGTACTCGGGCAGCGCAGCATGGATGAGGTCGTACTGCGCAGCCGTCGGAGGCTTCAGATCGTCCGGGTGCTTCACCGGCTTCGTCGCCGTCATCGACAAGTGCGTCGCCGGGTTGGTGGCTATGCGCTCCCCGTCCTTGATAGCCGCGCTGAGGAGCGCAACGAGCAGCTCCTTGACCTTCTTCTGCGTCTCCCAGCCCTTCACCTCATGGGTGAGCCACTTCTGAAGAGCCATGTACTCCAGGTCGATCAGCCGCCACTCGCCCCACTTGGGCTCGATGTGCGTACGCCACAGACCGAGTTTCCGGTTCCTGGTGGTCGTGGTGACCTTCGCCTGCTCAACCTCCCAGAAATCAGCCCACCACCTGGCAAGCTTGATCTTGCCGCGCTCCGGATCGCGGTACGTCCGCTCACGAACCTCGGTGCGGGACTTGTCGAGGAAAGCCTCCGCAGCCTTCTTCCCACCCTCAGAGATCGGGAAGTTCTTCGCCTTCTGCTTCCCGGCCGGGTCCCGGTACCGGGCCTGCCAGGAGCCGATGCAGTCCCTGCGGGGCCGGCGGTCGCCGTACTCGGCTGGGGGGTACTCGGCCACGCAAAGGTCGCAGCCGCATGCCTTGCTGCGGACCTGCCGCGGATTGTTCTGTGCCCTACGCGGCATGTCGCTTCACCTCCGCCTGTGAGGCGTGGTGGCTACGCTCCATGGTTCATCACCTGATCACTCCTCCGCTGTTCTGGTACGCGGGGGAGCAAATCGATAGCTTCCCCGCACCAGCAGATTGCACCCAACTCGGGCTGCACTACAGCGAGTTCGGCCATGATGGCGCGCACGACCGTGACGCTGCGTTCATAGCCAAGGAGGCGGGGGAGGGTGATGGTCCGGGCGTCAGAATCGAAGACGCGGAACTCGGGCCGAGCGGTGAATCTGACGTGCACGCACATGTGCTACCCCTGGATCGCAGGCAGATGGGAACCTGCGGCCGAAGGGGGAGGACATCGGCCGTGCGCACGACCGTACCCCCAAGTGGTGGAATTTTCGACCATTAGTGAACGTGTTGTTGCGAAAACATCACCGCGAGTGAGCAATGCATTTATGCATGGACTCACGAACCACGCGAAGGGTTGTACAGCAATCGCTACGGCTTCGCGGAGCGGCCCTCGTTAGCCTCGTTCCACTCATTCAGCGCGCGTAGCTGCGCCTCCTGCGCGTGCTGCTGTTCGGCTGTGAGGCCGCGGATGAGGTTGAGGATCCGCTCTTCAGCGTCGGGGCCGAGGTCGCCCGGGGTTGCGCGGTCGGTCGCCGCGAAGAGCTCCGCCTCGGTGAACTTCGGGTAGGCCTTCGCGAGGGCGCGCAGTGCGGCTGGCCGAGGCTTCCGCTTGCGGTTCATCCAGAAGTTCACGGTGGACCCGTGCACGTCGATTGCGTCACCGATCTGCTTCTCGGTGACGTTGTACTCCTCCTTGAGCCGCTTGAGGAGCTGGGGAAAGTCCTCGGCGGGGCGGGGGTCGGCGTTGTCCACAGGGCAAGATTCCCGCACCGGTTCTACTTTTTGCAAGCGAAAGTAGAAGCGTGGCGCAAAGCTATTCAGTGCGCGACCTCCCCGTCACGCGCTGTGCTAGCGAGTCATATGACAGCAGCCTAGAACAGACTTTCGACTGACGCACCCCCACGAAGCTACTCGGCGAATCTCGGCGAGACTCGTTGACATCATTCGACTTCGACTGTAGAAATGTCACATCACCCCGGAAGCGGGGAGACCAACAACACCACCTGGCACGGGGAACACATGCCGAAACTCCACCGCAAGGGCGAAGGCAAGCCACTCAGAGCCGCCATGGAGCGAGCCGGACTCACGGGTCCCGAACTCGCCGAGGCCACCAAGGAAGTGGACCCCGCCGGACGGGGCATCAGTCCCGCCACCGTCGGACGCCTCGCCGGACGCGGCAAAACCTCTCGCGACCCATGCGAGTGGAAGACCGCCTGGTTCGTCGCCGAAGCACTGCACCGGAAGACGAACGCCCCCCTCCAGGACCTCTTTTCCATGCCCCCACATTCGACTTCGACAATCGAAAGGTCAAGGTCCGATGCCGAAGAAGACTGACCGCCGCGTCCCCCTCCCGGCCGGCCTCATCCCCCTCCTCGACCAGCAGCAGCTGGAGACGTACTACGACGTCTCCGACTGGCAGGTCCTCCAGTGGATCAAGCAGGGGATGCCCGTCGAGCCGTTCGCCGGCCGTGGTCGTCGGTTCGACCTCGCCAAGTGCGCCGCGTGGCATGCCGCAAACGCATCGCCGGACGCGGGCCGCGTCGCGCAGCTCGCTTCCGCGGGCTGACTGCTCCCCCAAAGAAAGTCGGGGCCGCCCGGACGGCCAGGTCCAGGAAGCCCCTCGGCACACCTCAACCAGTCAGAAAGAAGAGGTCCACCGTGACCACAGTTTCGCAGACCCCGGACTCGGGTCAGATCAGAGTCCTCCCCCTGCACGAGGCGCCGCAGGCGTTCGTCGACAAGGAAGGCGACGTGTGGGTGCCGAACGGGCACACCGCGTCGGGTGAGCTGCTGCTCTCCTGCCCGCAGCCGCAGGACCCGGAGGACGCGGGGGTGGGCGAGTCGTTCGCCTGGACGCTGCGGCTGGTTGAGGCGGGTTTCGGTCCGCTGACGGTTCGTTCGGCGGTGTCCCTGTGAGCGCGCCGATGGTGGTGAACACGTCGGACGGAACGGTGTGGCTGCGTCGTGCTGAGACGCGTGGCGGGCTCGCCTTGTACGCGCCGCAGGATGTGTGCCGGTGCCCGGAGTTCGTGATGGCGACGGAGGCTGAGCTCGCGGAGCACGGGATCACGGGGTCGGCGTACGCGCTGCCGGTGCCGGTCGGTCCGGTGCTGCGGTCGGAGTTGGATCAGGCTCGCGACGACGTCATGGGGGCGTGCCTGGCTCGCTGGGAAGAGGAGCAGGACAACGCGCGGCTGCGGCTGGCGCTCGCCTCGGCGAAGCGCGGGCGGTCCCAGCTGCGGGCCCAGGTGGCCGAGTTGGAGGCCCAGCGCGAGCGTCGTCGTGTCCGTCTCGTAGCACTCCAGAACGACGCGCTGAACATGCGCGGCACGCTCTCGCCGAACGGCGAGGACAACAAGGTCCCATTCACCCTCGGGGAGACGCTCACCCCGGCTGTGGAGTGGCTCATCAACCGGGTCGCCGAGTTGGAGGCGGAGCGGCACTCGACGAACGAGGCGCTGGACGACGCGGTGCAGGCCCTGCGCGCGGACCGGGCCGAGCCCGCCAAGGGACCGTCGGCGGCCGAGTCGGCGGACCGGTGGACCGCGCTGTTCGCGCCGACGCAGGCGCTGCGGGTGGAGGCCGAGCGGCCTGGGGCCTGCGACGCGTGCGGCTCCCTGCCGGAGCAGTGGTGCCCGGACTGCGCGGCTTGCAAGGCGGGCTGCCATGGCGGACACGAGGGCAACCCGTGCGGGCACGCGAACGCGCCGTGGGCCAATACCGAGGCTGTGCCGCCCCGGGTGCAGGCGATGCGGGCGCTGCTGGACGGACAGCGTGCAGCGGTCGAGGACCCGCACGACGGACCCCTCCACCACGACTACCGCGTGGGCCGGGACATGCCTGAGACGGGCGGTGGCCAGTGAGTTGCCAGAGCTCGGCGGATGACGTGTTCGCCTGCCTGCTCCTCGCGGTCGGCCTGTTCGGGACGTCGCTGGTCCCGTTCTTCCTGCTGGTCAACTCCGAGCACCTCACGCCGAAGTGCCTGCGCCAGGCGCCGCTGTCGGCGGCCGCGCTCCTCATGCTTCTCACCACTCCGGCGAAGGGCGCCACGTCATGAAGTACCGAGCCGTACTGATCCAGACCGCCTCGTGCGTCGTCGAGTTCGAGGCTCCCGAGGACGCGACTCCGGAGCAGCTCGAACAGGCCGCGCAGGAAGCCGAGACGCCGACGCTGTGCCACCAGTGCGCGTCGTCGGACCGCAACCAGTCGCTGAACATCGACGGCGACTGGGAGCTGTTCCGCGACGAGTCGGGCGAGCCCGAGATCAACGTGGACGGTGCCTGATGAACCACTCCCAGAAGCCGCAGCAGTCGTTCAGCCTCGGCGCCAACGGGCTCCACGGGGTCCTCCGCGTCGACCAGATCCGCACCGACACCCTCATGACCCTCGTCGCCGGATGGGGTGACGAGGACACCCGCGCCGACGTGATCGCCGCGCTCGACGAGCTGGCCGCAGTCGTCACCGGGGTGGCCCGCGAGGGCGAGTTGGACGCGGCGATCGAGCAGGTCGAGGACGTCGCGGGGATGGACACGGCGCAGGTCGAGGTCCGCATGTCGGATGTGCGCCGTCTGCTGGCCGAGCTCGGCGAGGTGGCTCGGGTGTTGTTCCGGTTCGGGTCGAAGGGCCCGTCGGTGCACCTCGCGAAGAGCCCGCTTCCGGAGCAGTCGGATCGGCGGTCGGCATGAGTGCCCGCCGTCAGATCATCGCCGCGCTGTCCGAGGACAGCATGGGCGGAATCGCCACCCTCCACGACGTCGCCCACGCCGAGCAGCTCGTCGACGCACACCGCGCCGAGGTCCTCGCCGAGGCCACCACGTGGCTCGTCAAGAAAGCCCGCGAGTACCGCGCCACCAGGAACAAGCTGGGTCGGACGCAAGCCGACACAACCGCCGTACTGGCTTCGAAGATCGCCCGGGGTGCGGTCCGCCCGGACAACCGGCTGATGCTGCCCGATCCCAAGTTCTTCGAGGTCGACCGCACCTACGCCGCAGACCGGTGGCAATTCCACTGCCTCGCCGTGACCAGCCACCCGCGCACAGGAGAGGCCCGCGCGATCGGCTGGTACACGAGCAAGACCGGACTGCCGTCGGTCGAGGCGCTCGACCCGGACGACTGGGAGCACGGCGGCTGGGCCGAGGTCACCGAGGACGGTGCCGCATGAGCGACAACCTCGCGAAGGCCCGCGCCGCAGTCGCCCCGCTTATCGCCCACGACACCGGAGACCGCCCCCGGTGGCGAATCATCCACACCGACAGCGAATCACCCTCCGGAGTCGCCCTCACCTGCACCGGCGACAACAGCGACGCACTCCACATGATCGACGACTACCCGGGCGGACCCATCCACGACGAGGAGGGTGTCTACGACTGCTGCCCGTGGCCGCAGTTCGAGACGTACTCCCCGGTGCTGGCCGCGTACCTGGTGGCGCTGCTCAACGCGGACGCCGAGGAGAAGGCCACCGCTCCGGCGGCGAGGGCCACTCCCGCCGGGCCCACGGGTCGCGTCGCTCAACTCCTCGACGCAATCCGCACCGCACGCGGCCGCTGGACCACCGTCACCGCCTTCCGGTTCTACCGCGACCACATCCGCGACCTCGACCACCTGCCGAACACGCAGTGCCGCGCCGTCGCCCGCGGTGATCTCCGCGACCTCGCGGCCTGGGGCCACCTGCTCCGGCACGAGGAGCCGGGCCGCCAGTACTACACGCTCAAGACCCGCAAGGACACCGCCTGATGACGACCACCGCGCAGGCCGGGCCCACCAGCCCGGCCGCCGGCCGCCGGGTAACACCGACCGGCCGCCTCATCCTCCCCGCCGACGCCGACCGCGCCGACTGGCTCACCGCCCGCCGCTCCGGACTCGGCTCCAGCGACATCGCCGCAGTCCTCGGCATCAGCCGCTACGGCAACGCCCTCTCCGTCTACCACGACAAGACCGGCGGACTCCCCCTCGAAAGCGACGACAGCGAACCCGCCCTGTGGGGACGGCTCAACGAAGAGACCGTCGCCCGCGAATGGGCCCGCCGCAACCGCTCCGTCGTCTGGCGGGTCGGCCTCGTCCAGAACGTCGACCGGCCGTGGCAGATGTGCACCCTGGACCGCCGCGTCCTGGAATGCCCGCTCGCCGACGGCCGCGAGAAGTGCGCCGTAGAGATCAAGTGCCGCGACAAGATGAAGGCCGGACAGTTCCGGCGCGGCGTCGCGGACGACGTCCTCGTACAGACGCTGTGGCAGGCCGACGTGTGCGGCTACGACCACATCCACGCCGCGGTCCTGATCGGCGGGAACGACTACCGCCAGTACGTGATCCGCGTCGCCGACCACCAGCAGCTCATCGACGACCTGCGCACGGCCGGGGCGAACGCCTGGCAACAGATCGAGGCCCGGCGCCCCCCGGTGCTCGCCGCGGACGCCGACCCGGACGTCCTGCTCGACCTCTACGAGCAGCTCTACCCCAACCGCGCGGGCGCCGTCGACATCACCAGGGACATCGACACACAGGACGCGGTCGCCGACTACCTCGACGCCCACAACGACCTGACCGCCGCCGAGCGCAGGAAGAAAGCAGCGAAGGCCCGCATCCTCTCTGGCCTCGCAGGCGCGGAATCCGCGACCGTCCTGGACCGCACCTACGTGGCGCTCGACGAGCAGTCCCGCGAGTGGACCGACACCAAACGTCTCGCCGAGCGCTGGCCCGACGCCTACGCCGACTGCGTCGAGGACCGCGTCTCCCGCCGCCTGAACATTCCCCGCACTGTCCGTGAGGAGCACAACGCATGAGCACGATCGCTGAGCGGGCAGCCGCAGCAGCCGGCCGCCTCGACGACGACGTGGCCCCGGCCGCCGACCAGGCCCCGGCACCGACGTACACCCCGGCCCCCCTTCAGGACCCCGGCATCGCCGAGCCGGGCCCCGACGGACCGGAGCAGGTACCCGTGTGGGTCGCCTGGTCCCGCGTCATGGGCGAAGTCCGCGGCGTCAACAAGGGCGACTGGTACGGCAAGCCCAACACCAGCGGCAGCTACCAGTTCCGCGGCGTGGACTCTGCGCTCAACGCCTTCGGCCCTGCCTGCCGCCTCCATGGCGTCCTCGTCCTGCCGGTGCACGTCGAGACCGCCTACCGGGACGTGAAGACGTCCGGCGGGAAGCCGTCCCGCGAGTGCACTGCCACCGTCACTTACCGGATCATCGGCCCGACCGGCGACAGCATCGAGGTGCAGTCTGCGGGCGAGTCGATGGACTCGGCAGACAAGGGCACGGCGAAGGCGCTGTCCACGGCGCTCCGTTCGCTTCTCTTCCTCGGCGGCCTCGTCCCGACGAACGACGCCGATCCGGACGCGACGAACGTGGAGCGCGGTGAGGCGCCTGTGCGGTCCGCCGTCCAGTACCTCGACGAGATCACCCACCCACAGACCAGCGCCGGACGCCTGCGGCAGATCCACTACGAGCTCAAGCAGTCCGGCCAGCTCGGCGCACTGCTGACGAACGAGGTCGGTGACGAAGAGCGGGTCGGCGACATGGTCGTCCGCATCGGCAAGGAGCGCGCCGCGGGGGGCAACCAGTGACCCCCTGGCACCTCCAGCGCATGGCGGCACTCGATTTCGAATCGAGCGACAAGGACCCCGAGACCGCCCGCATCGTGTCCTGCGCCCTCATCCTCGTCGGCGGCGGACTCGACACCGACACCCGCACCTGGCTGCTCAACCCCGGCATCGCGCAGGAACCCGGCGCGATCGCCGTCCACGGCCTCACGGACGAACACCTCGCCGAGCACGGCCAGCCCGCCGAGCAGGGCGTAGCCGAGATCGCGAAGGCCGTAGCCGAGGTGGTGGCCGGCGGGGTCCCGCTGGTCGGGCACAACATCGGCGGCTACGACCTCAACCTTCTCGATCGGGAAAGCCGCCGTCACCTCGGCGACAGCCTCGAAGGCATCTGCCGCGAACCGCTGACCCGGGTCATCGACACGATGATCCTCGACAAGCAGGTCGCCCCGTTCCGACGCCGCGTCTCCGAGACGCAGGGCCCGTACCAGATGCGGACCACCGCCGAGGTGTACGGGCTCGGCTGGGACGAGAAGGCAGCGCACGGCGCGGAGTACGACGCGCTGATGTCGGCGCGGGCCGCGTACCGCATGGGTGCGATCGCTCACCGGCCGCGCGCTGAACGACCTGTGTGGGTGCACCAGATGCGGACGCAGCGCTTCGACTCGCTGGCCGGTGTGTCGGTTGAGGACCTGCACCAGATGCAAGCCCGGTGGGCGTGGGACAACGCGGTCTCCTTCCAGGAGTGGTTGCGGACGAAGGCCCCGGAGGGGAAGCGCGACCCGGAGGCCGTGATCGACGGCCGGTGGCCGCTTCGCCCGGTCGGGGGTGCCGCATGAGATGGCCCCTCATCTGGCGCCAGAACGGCGTCAACCGCGCCCGCTACGAGCAAGTCATCGACCAGCGCGACGAGGCCCGCACGGAGGCCGCGGAGCACGTCTGCAAGATCGTCGAACTCTGCAACGAGGTCGATGGACTGCGCGAGCAGCTCGCCGCACGCGGGCAACTGGTGCAGCAGCGGGGCACCGCCCTCGGCCGCATCAGCAACCGCCTCGACCACATCGAGTCCGAGTACAGCCACATCGACGGCTACGCGGCCCGCATGGAGGAACGCCTCGACCGCGCTCTGAAGGCGGCTGCCCGCTACCTCGCCGCGTACCACGCGGAGAAGCGGCGTGCGGACGGGTTGCAGACCCGCCTCGACCACGCCCTCGGCCTCAACGATCCGGCCGTCGAGGCGGGCCAGCACTGGCAGGCCCGGCGAATGGACAAGCCGCATACCCCGAAGGAGACGTCGTGACCAGAACGTTGCGTGTCCTGCGGCAGATCGTCGCCCCGAACGGCCGGCACCGGGCCACGCACCAGCTGCTCCGCCCGGTGGAGGCGCTCGCCGAGGTGACGGTGCGCTGCCGGGCCGAGGGCCGCGACACGGTCCATGCGCGGACCCGGGTGACGAACGAACTGATCTGCCGCTCCTGCGGCCACTTCTCCACGGAGGGACCCAAGTGACCACCGCCCTCTTCGACCTCAACCCGCAAGCACCGGCCGCCCCTGCGGCGGCCGGGCCCCGCCCCCTCGTCATCGGCATCGACGCCAGCCTCAACAGCCTCGGCATCGCCGGCGCCGACTGGGCCGACGCCATCCGCCACCCCGGACTCACCGGCCACGCCCGCATCGACTACCTCCGCCGCGAAGTCGCCGACCGCACCAAGGCCGCCGACCTCGTCGTCATCGAGGACATCGCCCGCGGCGCCAAGGGCTCGGCCGTCCACCAGCTCGCCGGACTCTGGTGGGTCCTCACCACCGAACTCCACCGCCACGGCATCCCCTTCGCCGTCGTCAACCCGCAGTCCCGCTACACCTACGCCACCGGCGTGGCCAACCCGGGGCGCGAGCACCCGCGGGACAAGCGGGCCCGGATCTGCAAGGGCATGGTCTGCTCGTTCGTCGTCGAGCAGCTCGGCATCTGGTGCGAGGGCCCGGGCAAGTACGACGCCGCGGATGCCGCGGTGTTCGCGGCGATGGGCCTGGACTGGCTGGGCTACCCGCTCGTCGCGCTTCCGCAGCAGCAGCGGCGGGCGCTGGACGGCGTGCAGTGGCCGACGACCACCGTGGCGGTGGCCCGATGAACCCTGCACGCCCCAACGCCACCCGCGCCAACATCATCGCGATGCTCCGCGACGGCCACAGCAACAGCCGCATCGTCCGCGAACTCCGCTGCGACAAGCAGCGCGTCATCCGTATCCGTGCCGAACTCGGCCTGCCCGCCTACGTGCCCGTCGAGCAGACCCGCACCCTCGAAGAGAAGTGGGCTCTGTCCACCCAACCCGTCGACGGTGGCCATCTGGAATGGACCGGCGAGCGCGTCAACGCCGCAGGCACTCCGGTCATGCGCTACAAGGAGGAGTCCTACAGCCCGGCCGCGATCGCCTTCCGGATCCGGCACGGCCGTGACCCCCAGGGCTACACCATCGCCGGCTGCGGCATGCAGCACTGCGTCGCCCCGGACCACGTCGAGGACGAGGCCGGCCGCCGCCGGAACCGCGAACAGCTCCGGTACCTGATGGGCGGCCGCGAGCGGAATCCGTTCTGTGTCCACGGCCACGACCAGGCCGAGCACGGCCGGTACGAGCAGGACGGGACGGCGTACTGCGAGGCGTGCAAGGTCGTCCGGAAGCGGGCCGAGCGCCAGGCGGTGGCGTCGTGAGCCACTACACCGGATCCGTCCCCGACACCGAGCCCGCCGACACATGGCTCAAGTCCGCGCCGTGCAAAGCAGACCCAGACGCCATGTTCCCGAGCAGCAGCAAGGCCGAAATCGAGAACGCCAAGAGCATCTGCCACTACTGCCCCGTCATCCAGAAGTGCGGGCAGTGGGCCCTCGACAACCGTGAACAACACGGCGTGTGGGGCGGCATGAGCGAGGCCGAACGCCGCAGCCTGCTCCGCCGCACCGCCCGCCGCGCACGCACCAAAACCATCACCCCTACCGTCACCAAACTGCCCCCGCCCAAGACCCTCGAAGAGGCGTTCAACCGACGCGCCCACCGCACCGCCGACGGGCACGTCACCTGGGAAGGCGCCGCCCAGATGAAGTTCCAGGGCGTCGTATACAGCGCCCTGCGTGTCGCCTTCACCCTCGGCCACGGACGCGAGCCAGAGGGGCCCGTGGACCGCACGTGCAACCAAGCGTGCTTCGCCGCAGAGCACCTCATCGACAGCACGCTCCGGAACTCGGGCGCCCTGTGCGGCTCCCGGCGCGGCTACCGCTGGCACCTCCATGTCAAGGAGTCAGCGTGCGGACCGTGCCGTCAGGCGAACACGGACGCCGACAACCAGCTCCGACGTACCGGCACCACCAAGGTCGCCGTATGACCGGCCGCATGGAAGTCCGGGACGCGCTGTTCGTCGACCTCGGCGAAGGCCGCGAGATCAAGCACGGCGACCGCGCCGGCCAGATCACGTACACCCGCCAGCCCCGCGCCCGCTTCGAATGCGTCCGCTGCGGCTACGCCTCCCCGACCGTCACCGGCGCCCCGCAAGTCCGCGACTTCGTGGCCAACGAACCCCGAGACCACCGGGCCGTATGCCCGGCCATCCACCACACCACCAACCAGCAAGGAGCCATCGCCGCATGAGCACGCACACCGACCCCACCACGGGCGAGATCACCGAGAAGGCGCCCGTCGCCGCGTTCCTCGCCAGCCACCTCAACGGCCGCACCGAGGAGGAACTGTCCGCCGAGTTCCACACCCTGCTGGAAGCGGTCCGCGCCCACGGCAAGAAGGGCTCGATGAGCATCACGATCGTCGTCGAGCCGCCCGCCAACGGCGTCGACTCCGCCCCGCTGCCCATCGGCGTCGAGTCCGCGGTGAAGGCCCCCAAGCCCACCCCCGTCAAGTCCCTGTACTTCCTCGACGACGACGGCCTGCCCGTCCGCGAGGACCCCCGCCAGATGGCCATCGAGTTCCGCACCGCACCCACCACCGACAACTACAAGAAGGCCTGACGACTGTGACGACCTACAAGACCGCCCCGGCCAGCGACCTCGACGGCATCCAGTCCGTCATCGACATCGCTCAGCAGGCCACCGAGCCGTTCCCCCTGGAGACCGGCAAGGTCTACGCCGTCACCACCCCGCGCGGGGTCGAGCGGATCGACCTCACCGGCATCGAGTACAAGGACGCACCCGACCGGAAGACCGGCACCACCGTCGTCCGCGACAGCGCATCCTTCCTCGCCTACTTCGCCAAGCACGCCGACGACAACACCGAGGTCTACGCCGACGCCGAGCGGCTCGGCATCACCGCCGTCCTCGACGCCAATACCGCCGCCGCGGCCCGCTGGGAAGGCCACCGCCTCGCCCTCGTCCTGCGCCGCACGGAGGCGTGGGCGCAGTGGATCGACAACGACGGCCGTCTCATGAAGCAGGAGGCGTTCGCCGAGTTCATCCAGGACCACCTCCCCGAGCTCCGGACGCCGTCGGCCGCCGAAATGCTGGAGATCGCGCAGTCGATCCAGGGCATCTCCAAGGCAGAGTTCCAGTCCGGCGCCCGACTGTCCGACGGCCGACGGCAGTTCCAGTACGTCGAGACCATCACGGCCAAGGCCGGGCAGAAGGGCCAGCTGGAGATCCCGGACACGTTCGTCGTCGGCCTGGTGCCGTTCGAGGGGTCGGAGGGATACGAGCTCACCGCCCGCTTCCGCTACCGCATCGGCACCGGCGGCGAGTTGACGATGGGCTACAAGCTGGAGCGGCCCACCGACACCCTGCGCGCCGCGTTCGCGGACGTGGTCACCGCGATCAGCGGCGAGATCACCGTGCCGGTCATGAACGGGACGCCGGCCTGATGGCCGCCCGGCCGCGGGGCAGCAACCCCCAGCGCTGCCCCGCGTGCCGGGCCCCCGTCATCAAGCAGCTGGTGGGCGACCACGCCGCGCTGAACGTCATCGCCGACCTCACCCCGCTCACACCGCAGCAGCAGGCCGAACTCGCGGAGCCTAACCGGCTCATCTGGTGCCTGCGCACCAACCGGTTCGGCACCCGGCGGCTCCTGTGGCTCGACCCCTGGCACCCGCCCGACTGCCCCCGCGGTGACCACGTCGCAGACCACAGATGCCCGCCCGCCGAACCCACCACCTTGTTCTAAGAGGAGACCCGCCCGTGGACAACGTCCGCCACATGCCGCGCGACCAGGCGGACCAGGACGGCCTCAACCGCACAAGCCCCCACGACGCCGAGGCCGAAAACTGGATGGCCGGCGTCATCATGCACAGCCGCACCGCCTTCCTCGAATGCGCCGAGGTCCTCGACCGGGACGACATCTATCAGCCCGCGGTCCGCCTCATCTGGGACGTCGTCGGCGGCATGGTCGCCGAGCAGAAGCAGCTCCACCCCATCACCGTCCGCGTCGAGATCGAGAAGCACAAGCAGCTCCGCCTCGTCGACGACGGCCGCCTCCTCGACCGCCTCGGCGCCGAGACCATCAGCCCGACGATGGCGCAGGCCTTCGCCGAACGCATCGCCGACGTCGCGAAAATCCGCCGCCACGACGAACACGCCAACCGCGTCAAAGCACAGATCCAGCTCGGCGCCACCGCCGAAGAACTCGACAAGCTCGACACCGACCATCGCCAGTACGAAGAGCGCCGCGCCACCACCGGCCACGGCCCCTCCCACCTCACCGCCGCATTCCTCGACTGGAACCCCTTCTTCGCCACCGACTTCGGCCGCGTCGAGCTCCTGCCCGGCCGCCTCCTCGGCCCGGGCCAGCAGATCACCATCGTCGGCGAGGGCAAGGCCGGCAAGTCGCTGGTCGTCCAGGAGTGGTTGTGGCGCATGGCCACCGGCCAGTCGTTCCTCGGCGACCGCCCGCAGGCCCCCATCCCGCTCCTGTACGTCGACGCGGAGAACGGCCACCAGGACATTCAGGAACGCTTCCTGTCCTACGGCGCAGGCCCCGGACGTATGGGCCTGATGACCTACGCGAGCTTCCCGCCGATCCGCCCCCTCGACACCGCGGGCGGCGGCGCGGACCTGATGGCCATGGTCAAGGAAGCCGAAGCCCAAGTCGTCTGCCTCGACACCGTCTCCAGATTCATCTCCGGCCCCGAGAACGACGCCGACACCTGGCTGTCCCTCTACCGCCACACCCTGCTCCCCCTGAAGCGCGCCGGCATCGCGTCCATACGCCTCGACCACATGGGCAAGGACGGCGAGCGCGGCGCCCGCGGCTCGTCCGCGAAGACGCAGGACGTCGACCACGTGTGGGAGCTCCGCGCGCAGGGCGGCGGCACCCTCGTCCTCAAGCGCACCCACACCCGCACCGGGATCGGGCCTGACGCCTTCGTCCTGGTGCGGCAGTCCCAGAAGGACGGCGACCGCTACCGGCCCGGCTGCACCCGCCACGTCCTCATGGAGTACGACCGCGCGGAGCCCGTCGCGGAGGGCTCGGTGGAGTGGCTCATGGCGCAGATCGACAGTCTTGGCCTGCCGAACGATGCGGGCAACCCGCGCACGATCAAGGCCCTTGCGGCGGCCGGTATCAGGGCCGGAAAAGACAAGATCGCTGACGCAGTCCGGATGCGGAAAAACCGGGACAACTCGGGTTCCCGGGAAGGGTTCCCGGAGACCTTCCCAGAAGACGTTCCCCGGGAACATTCCCCGGGAACTTCAAAGGGATCGCAAAAACCCCAGGTCAACCATTCCCCGGAAACCCCGCGGGAACCTGCGGAAACCCCCCCTTCCCCCCTTCCCCCCCCTCTACGAGAGGGGAAGGGGGAGGGAAGCCCCGCCGCAGGTGCCACAGACACCCCCCTCTGCACCGTCTGCACCGAGCCCCTCCACGGCTACCGCAAGGACCGCGGATACGACACCTGCCTCGGCTGCGACCCCGAAACCGGCAGCCACCCCGACCGACCCACACACCCGCCAGCCACAGACGCCGACGAACACCACGGCGCCGCATAACCCACCCAGGAGACACCCCATGACCACCGACCACCCTTACGGCCCATCCGTCCTCCGCGTGATCGCCGTCGACCTCGACGGCGTACCGATGGACTGCGAAGACGACGACACCGCCCACGTCTGGGTCCGAGTCGCCGGATGGACACCCCGCCGCGCCTTCCTCACCGGCGCCGCCCCCTTCGCCGCTGCCGCGCAGTGCGAACCCGCCGACCTCACCGGCCGCGTCTTCCTCGCCCGCCTCAACCTCGACACCCCTCCCGGCAACGACGACACCGCAGGCGAACGACTGGAGTGGCCCGACCTGCGGGAGGCACCGCCCCTGCCCGAGGAATGGCAACGCCCCAGCACCTGACCGCGCACACGCAACCCCCCACACACAGCCCACCGGCCCGCCACCAGACCCCGTCCACTACTGAACAACCGGTCAGTAACACCATCGCCCGCACTGAACAACGAATCAGGAGCAGCACCCGTGACCAGCCTTGATCAGCTCATCCCGCCTGCCGACCTCACCGCCGCGATCGACGCCGGCCACGTCACCCGCCGCCCGCACCCCACCCTGCCGCTGTCGATCTACACCTACACGCGGGCAGCCCAGTACGAGCGCGCATGGAACGCGGCCACCCTCCGATGCCGCGGCCTCATCGCCGACGACAAGACCGGCGAGATCGTGGCGTGGCCGTTCCCGAAGTTCTTCAACGTCGGTGAGCACGCGCACGGCAACGAGTACGCGCCGCCGCTCCCCGACGAGCCGTTCGAGGTGTACGACAAGGTCGACGGCAGCCTCGGCATCGTGTTCTGGCACGCCGGCCGGTGGCGCGCCGCCTCCAAGGGGTCCTTCACCAGCGAGCAGGCGCAGTGGGCGCAGCGGCGGCTCGACGACCGCGACACCTCCGCGCTCTGGCCCGGCGCCACCTACCTCACCGAGATCATCTACCCCGGCAACCGAATTGTCGTCGACTACGGCCAGCGGGAAGACCTCGTCCTCCTCGGCGCCTACGAGCTCGACGGCACCGAGATTCCGCTGCGCACCGCGGCCGTCGACTGGCTGGAGCTCGGAAGCGTCGTCCGCGCCTGGCCCGCCCTGCCGCTTGCCGAGCTGCTGAAGCTGACCGAGTCCAACGCCTGCCCCGACGGCCAGCCCGTCAGCGGTATGCATGCCGAGGGCTACGTCATCCGCTACGCCAACGGGCTCCGGGCCAAGGCGAAGCTCGCCGAGTACGTCCGCCTCCACAAGGTCCTCACCGGGATCACGGAGCGGGACATCTGGCGCTACCTCGGCATGCAGGCCTACCAGTTCGAGCCGCCCAAGCTCGTTGCGAAGGCCCTCGGTTGCCCGGCCGCCGAGATCGAGGCGCTGACGGCCGGCGGACAGGGCCCGCTCGATGCACTCCTTGAGCAGGTGCCCGACGAGTTCGACCGATGGGTCAAGTCCGTCGTTGCCCGCCTGAAGCACGAGGCCCGATCCCTCGAAGCACGAGCGATCAACGAGTACGCCGCCATCGCCCACCTCGGCAGCGACCGCGGGGAGTTCGCCCGCGCCGCGCAGTCCATCGAGCACCAGGGCGTGCGTGCCGCGATGTTCCTGATCCTCGACGGCCGGCCGACGAGGCTGCACCTGTGGCGTGCGATCAAGCCCGAGGCGTCTGCGCCGTTCGCCGCCGACGGCGAGGCCTGACCCGCACAGGACCGGCCGCCCCGCGGGACTCGGGGCGGCCGGCCCGGACATCCTCTCGCACGATCAAGGAGCCCCACCATGACCGAACAGCCCGCCGGCCCGCACTGCGGCAACAACCCGAACGCCCAACTCACCCCCGCAGACCGGCAGGCCGTCGACGACTTCAAGGCCCGCCTCGCGCTCCGCGAACGCATTGCCGACATCCTCGCCGCCACCGACGGCTGGCGCTGGGTCAGCGATTCCGACAAGGCGCGGAGCTCCACCTACCGGGGCTACCAGACCCGAGCCGACGCGGTGCTGGCCGTGCTGCCCGCGCCCGCCGACCGGGCCGCCGAGCTGGAGGAGGCCGCCACCGCGCTGGACGCACAGTCCTGCACGTGCGGCTGCCGTCGCGGCGCCGAGTTCCTTCGCCAGCGGGCCGCTGTGATCCGCGCCTCGGACGGCCCGAGCCGCATGGCCGACGAGGCGCAGCAGCCCGAGACGCAACTCCCGTACATCCACGTCGACGACGACGGCGACCAGCTCGACATCGGCGCCGTCATGGCCAGCACCTACGACGGCGAAGCCCCCGTCGTGTACGTGGCCGCCGACCAGCACCAGGGAGACCAGGTGGCAACCGTGTATGCCCGGCCGGAACGCGTGGACGAGGTCATCGCAGCGCTGCGCTCGGCACGTCAGCAGGCCGAGACGCTGCCCGCCGTCGGGGCGCAGCAGCCCGAGACGCAGGCTGAGGACCCAGCACGCATCGACCGTCTACGGCCCGAGTTCTTCGAGCACGCCAGCGTCGAATCGATCGACGTTCAGATCCAGCGGGCACAGAGGCAGCAGCGCCAATGGGGGAATCGAGTGCAGACGCTGGCCATCCTGCGACAGGCCCGGGTCATGCAGAAGGAACTCGGCGAGTGGCCCGCCGTCGTGTCCCAGCCCGGCAAGGAGGCCGGACTGTGAGCAGCGGCGGAGGATTCACCGGCATCAGCCTCGCAGGCAACTGGGAGTGCGGCAGCTGCGGCGCCACCGGCGACGGCTGGTACGACGAGGACGACGGCCTCGTCCTGCACGACGAGAACGGACAGCCGTTCGAGCCCGGCGACCACGTCTGCGGGGAGTCGTCGTGATCGCTGAGGCCATCGACACCGCGTACACCATCGGATGGGCCATCGTCGCGTGGATCATGGCGGCCGCGTTCGTCGTAACCGTCGTCCTGTTCACGACGATGCTCGCTGTCGCGCAGGGCTGGAAGGCGGCACGGCGCGTGCTGCGCGGCCCGTCGTGGGCCCGTGGGCGGCTCCGCGCCCGAATCCACGCACACACCCGCGCCAGGCGCCACAGCGAGCACACAGAGACACACACCTACCGGGAGGCAGCGTGATTGCCCGCGCCATCGGCGTCGGCATCATCTGCGCCCCGTTCATCAGCGCCGCCCTCCTCGCCATCCGGCGGGGCGGGCGCGCCCTCACCAACTCGATCCGCACCCATGCACGGAGGCAGCCGTGACCAGACTCGAACTCGCCCTCGGCACGGGTGCCATCACACTCACCGCCGCCGGCACCGCAACCGCCAGCCACCGCATGTGGTGGGAGACCGCCATGTTCTGGTTCGTCGCCGCGTTCCTCGCCGAGGGCGCGTCCAGGGAACGCCACCGTCGGCGCGCCCGAGAGCGGGCTGTTGCTGTCCGGCTGGAACGCCTCGCCCGCGGTGAGGCCGTCATCGAACCGCCCCGCCCGTGCTGCTCCTTCTGGCTGTCCTCGGATGGCGCGGTTCACGGGCACGACTGCACCCGACCCCCGGCCGCCCGCACGAGCCTCAGCCTCGCCGAGCAGCAGGCACTCGAAGAGATCACCGCACGCTACGACGAGGACACAGCCGCATGAACGAGCCGCCCGTACCCGACGACGTCCGCGAACAACTGCTCGCCGCGCTGCGAGGCGAAGCCCCCGCGATCATCTGCGCCACCCGGTGCGAGCCCTGCATGTACGGCCAGCACTACCAGCCGCCCGCCCCGCACCCGTGGGCCGGACCCGAGGACATCGCCCACGCGGCAGCGACCGGGCAACCAGAACCGACCGGCAACTGCGGCTGCCACTGCGCCAGGAGCACGACGTGACCGGGCCGAGCCGTACACCCCGGGGCGAGCACACGCCCGCCCCGGGCGCCACCTGGCAGCAACTCGTCCGCACCGAGCAGGTCATCGACGACGACGCACCCGACCCCGCACCGAACCGCGCCACACGGCGCGCCATGCAACGCGCAGCACGGAGGAACCGATGACCGACCGCCACACCGCCGACACGATCAACAGCGACGCACTCGACCAGCTGTACGACCGCGCCGAGCGGGCCGAGGCCGAGCTCGCGCGGCTCCACGAAGGCGAAGAACCCGGAGCCAACCCGGTCTTCGAGCCCACCCCCGGGCAGCGGATCCACCAGTTCAACCAGGCCACCGCAGCGAAGCGCCTCGAAGTCGTCGGCCAGCTCCTCGACACGGCGTGGCGCGCGTGGGCCTGCACGATGAACTTGCACGAGGAGCGCATCCACGACGGCCGGCACGCCGAGATGGCCCTCAACGAAGTCCGCCACGTCGTCGCCGACATGGCGGACCAGGGCGCGTTGCAGTGGGCGGGTTGGCTGCGGGACGCGATGAAACGCGGGCACGAGGTGTGCCTGCTCTGCGCGTCCGAGCCGAAGGCCGAGCCCGCGCCGCCCGGACCGGCAGCGACCGAAGAGCAGAACCTCGTACACGCCCTCGGCGGCGACCGCACCGCCCAAACGATCGCCCACACCCTCACCGTCCACGGCCACACCCTGAACGCCGTACGGACCATGACCTACGCCGAACTCCTCGCCGTCCCCGGGATCGGCGGCCCGTCACTGGCCCGGATCCGTGCCGCCCTCGACGGGGTGCCGGAACCCGACGCTGCGGCAGCGACCCGGCCGGGCGAGGCTGCGATCGCCCGCGTCCGTGCCGCTGTCCACATCGCAGACGACGAGGACGTGACCGACTGGCAGCGCGGGTATCGGGCTTGCGCGGTGAACGCGCTCGCCGCCCTCGACCAGCCCGCGCCCGGCCCGGCAGCGACCCAAGCGACCAAGCCCGGCCACGTCATCACCATCGAAGGCGACCCGGCCGCCGCGCACGAAGCCGTACGGCAGATGGACGCAGACACAACCAACCCGCACACCGGGCTCGTCGTCCAGCCGTACCGCGACCACGGCGAGCAGAAGTGGGTGTTCCGCTGCTGGGGCACAGACGACGGCTGCGACGGCTGGCTATCCCTCGACCACTACAGCCAGCAGTCCGCGACCCGGGCCCGAGACAGGCACGTCGCCGAGGAACATCCGAACAAGGAGCAGCTCCCCACCGCAGCCGACCGCGTCCGCGTGCTGCACCGGCGGAACGAGAACACCGGGGAGTGCGAGTACTGCTCGTTCCGTGACTACCCGACTTACGCGGTGCCGTACCCGTGTGACACGGTCCGCGCCCTCGACGGACAGGAGCAGCCCTCGTGACGACCAGCCAGATCATCGCGTGCGCCATCGGATGGACCGCCGCCATCGTGGCCATCACCGCACTCGTCTCCGTGCGGCGCGCCCGGCGTCAGCCCGTGCGCTGGGAGACCGACGGCGGCATGGTCACCTTCGACCGTAAGCTCACCGACTCCGAGGTCGAGGAGTTCAAAACTCGCTGGCTGGAGCGGCACGGGAAGCCTGGCGTCCCGCCGTCTGGACCGGCTGGGGCGTCCAGCGCCAACGCGCAGGCATGCGGGTGCTGGAACGGGGTTCGCTGCGTCAAGCACTGCACCTGCCGCCAGTGCACCGCGCTACGCCGCACGGCCGCGAGCAGAGAGGAGCAGCCCGGTGCCTGACCTGCACGGCTGGATCACCCAACAGATCGACCACACCGAGGCCATCGCCCTCGACGCGACACCCGGCCCCTGGCACGTCACCGAATACAACTGGCAGACCGACTTCGACGCAGGCATCGGCACGTCACCCGGAGAGGTCGACGTCGTCGGCCACGGATACGAAGGCGGCGGGATCGAATACCTGCGGGACGCACGCCACATCGCCGTGCACGACCCCGCCAACGTGCTGCGCCGCTGCACCGCAGACCGGAAGATCCTCGAAGTACACAAGCCCTACGGCGGACGCGGATACGGCGGCCACGCCTGCACCGGCTGCGGCGAACTCAGCGAGGACTGGGCTGTCGACCACGCCAACGACTGCCCGACCCTACTCGCGCTCGCCGAGGGCTACGGCCTCACCCCGGAGGCCCTCACCACCCTCGACCGGCCGATTCCAGAGCCGTACCCGCCCGTTCGCCTGTCAGGCCCGGACACCCGCCACGTCCCGCCGGCACTGCGCGGCCCCAACTGGAAGGGGGCGCCCGATGCGTGACGAGTGGGATCAGATCACCTGGTGCTACGGATTCACTGATCTGGTGGCCTTACAGGAGAAGGCCCTGGCCGTGGCATACGCCGAAGCGCAAGCCGCGGTGGGCCGGATCCTCATCTACGGCACAGGCACCGGCGAGCCCCGCGGGTTCCTCGCCCATGAGCAGCGGGAGCCGACGCCGGCCGAGCGGGCGTTGCAGATCCTCGACCCCGCGCTGCGCCGCTGCCCCCTGTACAAGGCCGGGCCGCCCACGCTGTACCCGAACTGGAAGGCAACTCCGTGACCAAGCTGCCGCCGTTCTCGGGGGACCGGCCACGCTGCCGCGAGTGCGGCGTGCTCGGAGCCCACACCGAATGGCAGCCACGCAAAGCGCCCGTCTACGACCGCACCCAGCTGGTGCGCGCCGCCGAGGACGAGCATCTACGCCGCTCCTGCATCCGCTGCGGGTACCGCTGGCGCGAGGACATCGTGCGTCCGGTCTGACGCCGGGCATGAACGCGGCCCGCTGCGGTGGAGAAACAGCGGGCCACGCGCCTCCGCGGGCGCCCCCCAATGTGGAGTGCAGCGACCGTACGCCCGGCCGGCCGGGTAGCGGAAGATGACGGACAGCACGAAGGCCCCGACCATCTGCCGGCCGGGGCCTTCACCATGTTCGGGGCTCAGCCCCAGGTCGTGTCACTCACGGTGTCCTCCACTTGTCCCGGAATCCAGGCCGGTCAGCGTACGGGCCCGCGAGGCAGAGGACGCAAGACTGAAGCGCGCCCGCCACCTTCACCCACGAGTCACGCTCCTCGTCAGCGAGGCTGAGATCGCCGGCCTGTCGGCACGCAAACTCGTACCGGGCAACGATGGCCAACTTGGCAGCGATCTCGCGCAGCACCCGCGCCGGATCATGCTCGACCGCATGCCGCGCGATCTCCGGCTCGTGAGCGCCACCACCGCTCATCCCGCTACCGATCAGTTCGACCGGGCCGAACACCTCGGCGTCCGGGGGCATCGTCGTGATCTGCCAGTACGTTCCGCCCTCATCGGTGTAGGCGTTGCCGAAGCGCCATTGCGCCGCACCCGGCACGCCGCCAGGAACGTCGCCGACCGCACTGATGGCAGCCCGCGCGATCCGTTCGTCCTTGTCGAACTGCTCGCCGAGCCACCGCACCAGCTCATCCATCCGACGATTCCTCCTTCTTCGGCCTCGAACCCCACGGGCCAGAGTGACCGCGAACGATGTCCTGCACCGTGCCGAGCGACACGTCGAGCGCGGCGGCGATCTTCCGGAACGAGATCTTCTCCTCGCGCATCCGCAGCACGATCTCCCGCCGCTCATCTCGCAGCTCAGGCTCTTTCTCGGTCTGCGACTTCAGCAGTTCGCTGATGGCTCGCGCCCGCCGCACCGGGTCCTCGATTGCACGCACTGCGTTCACGGCGTCGACCACCCTCTGAACCTCCTCGATCACACCCGGCCTCATCTCGTTCGGGCGGGCCGCTTCCCCCAAGCGTATGGCATGCCATACAGTGGCGGAAGCAGCCCAACACTGCTGATGCACAAAGCCCCCGGCCCGGCGCTGCGAACGCCATATGGGCCGGGGGCACCCACCCTGACTCTCACGAAAGGGCAGGCAATGCCCGACTTTACCGACCGCGCCCCACGCGGCGAAGCCCCCCGCACCCTCCTGATCACCATGGCCGACCGCCTCGACCAGGACCCCGAGCACGACGCCGACGCGCTGTTCGCCAACACGCAGCGCGTCGCGTTGGCCAGCGAGCTCACCGACAACGAGCCGCTATTCGACGAGCTGATCATCGCGGCCCCCGTCATCACCTCGCCGACCACGCGCGGCCAGTACGCGCAGCGGCTCCGCGAGATCGCGGGTGTCCGATGAGCGAGCCCCACCGGACGCCGAAGCCGAACCGGATCCTTGCCCAGCCCGCCACCGTGCAGGCCTGCGCCGCAGACCTCCGCACCCCCGGACAGCAGACGGCAGCCGCTGGTGCCGCGCGCACCCAGCTCGCTGAGGCCCGCATGAACGCGGCAGGAGGGCACAGCTGATGCCGGACACCTTCGGCGGTGAGTGGAATCGCCCCAAGAACCCCACCCGCGGCCACTCCCAACGCGAACTCCAAGACCGCGCCAGCTTCGACAACGAAGCGCAGACCGGATGCGGCGCGCTCTTCCTGTTCCTCGTCCTCGCCGCCGTCGCAGTCCTCGGACTGGCGCTCTCGTAACAACCGCCGCCCCACCAGATCGGCCGGCCCCCGCGAAATCTCCCCCCGCGGGGGCCGGTCTCACCCCAGGAGATCTCAGCTCATGAACACCCGCCACGTCCTCGCCGCCATAGTCGCCGCCGCCGCGTTCGCTCTCACCGCCTGCACCAGCACCACCCCGAACACCGACCCCACCCCGGCCCCCAAGCCCGCGGCCATCGACACCACCACCACCAGCAGCGACGACATGACGCAAGCCATCGTCGACCTCTCGTGGGCGCAGCAGACCGAGGACGACAAAGACGCCATGTGCTTCGGCCTCGCGCTCTACGGCACCGACTGGGGTGCCGAGCAGATGCGCATCGGCGCCGGCAACGAGTCCGTCGACTGGGACAGAGCCGCCGTCCTCGTCGAAGCGAAGTGCGCGCAGCGCTAACCCGCACCGTCCTCTCCTCGCCACCCGGAGACCCACGTGAAGACCCGCACCGTCCAGCGCACGCGCCTGGTCCCGCACACCGTCGACGGCGAGACCGAACTCGTCCTCGACCGCTACGACGTCGAGGTCCCCCTCCCGCCCCGCGACTGGGACCAGACCGTCCGCACCGCCGTCACCGCCGGCGCCGCCATCCTCGTCACCGCCTGCGTCATCTGGTCCACCGCCAGCATCGGCGACCTCCTCGCTCGCGTCACCGTCACCGCGGCCGCGTACGGCGCAGCAGCCGTCTTCGACCTCACGTGGATCATCTGCATGGGCGTCGAGTGGCTGTTCCGCTACGACCCCGACCGCGCCCGGCTGCCCCGCATCGCCGGGCACTTCGCCCTCGGTATCGCCATGCTCGCTGTCGGCGCGCACGGCTACCTCGCCGGGGTGTGGGCGATCGGCGCGGTCGGTGCCGCCGTGTCTGGTCTCGCGAAGGGGGCGTGGACCGTCGTCATGCGCGTCCACGCCCGGCCGCTCGACAGCCGCACCCAGCAGTGGGTGGCGAAGCGGCGCGCCATGCTCGACGGGCAGCTCGCGATGATCCCGATCCGGCGCGAGCACCAGCGCGGGCAGAACATCCTCGACGCGGAGCGCCACGCCCTCACCGCGGAATCCGGATCCGGAAATCCGGAGGCCGATCCGGAAGTTCCGGAGGAGCGTCCGGCGGATCCGGATCCCAAGGTCAGCGAGATCCACCCCGGCGCCCCGACCACGAGGGATGCCGTCCGGACAGCGTGGGATTCCGGAATCCAGGACCCGGACGCAGTCCTCCGCTACGTCCGGACGGCCACCGGCAAGGACGTCCCGCAGGACACCGTCACCCGCTACCTCCGGGCGCTGCGAGTGGGGGCGTGATGCTCCTCGGCCTAGTCGTCTTCCCGGTGCTCACGCTCCTCGCCGCGGCCGGCCTCCACGCCATCGCGCCCCACCACTACCGCGGCGAATACCTGCTGCCCGCTGCGCGCACCGTCGCCGTCATCACCACCGCTGCCGCTTTCGTCGCGGCCGTCTGGAGCCACTGAAATGCCGTACACGATGATCAGCCTGGGCGGTGTCGCCGTCGGCGTCGGCATCGTCCTCATGTACCTCATCCGCTGGTGGTTCAAGGAGAAGCGCCAGTGGACCGCGCTCGTCCCGTTCGTCCTTTCCCACATCTACGGGCTGCTCGCCGCGCTCGCCACGTTCGGCGCAGCGTCCGCACTCGGCATCGTCACCTGGGCCGTCATCTGGGCCGCGAACGGCGCGGGCTACCTGGGTCTCGTGTGGGGCGTCGGCGGCAACGACCGCGATGTGACCCGCGGGAACCCGGTTGCGCTCACCGACGGCGGGTTCGTGATCGTGTTCCTGTTCACGCTCGTGTTCATCGCCCTGATCAAGTGGGCGCCCAAGGTGCCGAACGGAAAGCTGTACGCAGGCGCCTTCTCGGGGATCTGCTTGGCCCTGTCCGGCGGTGTGGCGGGTGTGGCTGCGGTGCCGCTCGGCAGCGCGGTGAACCTGCTCGGGTCCGGTTTCACGGGCGCCTTGGGATGAGCGCTGAGACCGAGCCCGAGACCGACGAGGCCGGAGAACCGGGGGAGTCCGAGGAGCCGGGGGAGCCTGCCGGAATGAGCGAGCGCACGGCGAAAATCGTGCTGCTCACGGTCGGCCTCCTGGCGATGTGGGGGATCGTCGCCGTTCTTCCAGAGACCGCGTATTTCGTGGCCGGGATCATGGCCTGCCGGGGCTGGCAGAAAGCCCGCGGATGGATCGGCCGGCACGGCGAGGACAAGGCCAGCGAGCCTGAGCCGGAGGCCGACGAGACGGTGGCTGGTGCCGCCGAGACGTGGCGCGTGCCGACGTTCCACGAGCTGTGCGAGTCCCTCGCCCGCGTGGGTACGCCGCACGCGCACATCGCTGTCCTCGCTCACGACTTGGGCACGACGCCCGAGCGGGTGCGTGAGGCGCTCGACGCGTGCGGCGTCCAGGTGGAGGCCGTCCGCATGCAGGGCAGGGGCTCATCCACGGGCGTGAAGGGCGATGCTCTCCCCACTCCCCGACCGACCCTAGGGGGCGTTGTTGGTGCAGGTCAGCCCGCCAACAACGACAACAACAACGATCCGGGCGACCCCTCCGAGAAGGGGTTGCGTGTACAGCCCATCGGCCAGGCCGGAACCCTCATCAACAACCCGGCTGACGCTGTCCGCCACCACCAGGTCGGCAAGTAGCAGAACCTCCTCGGCCCCGTCGCGAACTCTCCCGCGGCGGGGCCTTCGTGCGCCATCCTGAGCTCATGCCAGCCGCGCTGAAGTTCACCGGGGAAGACAAGGACATGACGCTCGACGAGCTCGCCGCGTTCGTCGACGCAGCCCGGAAGGCCGGCGTGCCGCGGGACAACCCGATCCGTGCGGAGCTGTCGACAAGCGGCAAGATCAAGCAGGTTGAAATCGCGATGGACGAGGACGACGACTGACCGGCCTGCCACACTGGAGGCTGCACGCCGGGTAACGCCCGGCACCCCTGAAGAAGGCCTCGCCGCAATCCCCCCGTCGGCGGGGCCTTCGCCATTCCGTCGCGGGCTGTCGGTGGCCGGCGCTACGATCCGGGCCACACACCGTCCTTGGGGGGACCATGCGCCACACCACCACCGTCCTGCTCGCCACCCTGCTGCTCGCCGGGGGCGCCGTCGGCTGCTCGAAGTCCGGCGACGAGAACGCCAAGGACTGCGCCGCCGCGCTCACGGAGCGGATCGGAGGCAAGCCCGCGGACAAGCTGACTGTCAGCGAGGCGAAGGAGCGGGTCGACGCGTTCGACGAGACGCTCGCGGGCATGGTCCGGTCCGGGTATGAGAGCCAGGCTAACGACGCGTTTGCCAAGCTGGAGAAGAAGACGGAGCAGGGCGGGAAGGGACGGCCGGAGGCGTGCAAGTCGGTCTCGAAGGACGACTACACCGCGCTGCAGATGGCCACGGCGATCAATGGGTTGGGGTGGACGGGGGAGGACGGCCAGTTCGATAAGTTGAAGATGGCGGAGGGCCTCGGTAGCTAGCGTCCGCCTTGGCGTGCAGAGGCCCCGCTCCGGGTGGTCCGGGCGGGGCCTTCGTCATGCGGTGGGCTACAGGAATCGCTCCGGTGCTGGAGCCGTCCGGAACCGATGCCCGCAAGGGTCGACGTCGATCTCCAGCACCAGCCCGTCAGAGCCTCGGTCGTACGTGGACCATGCGCACTGCTCCGCCGGTACCCCGCACTCGGGGCAGCCGGGCAGCGGTACGCGCTGCGCGCCGTCGATGAGCAGGTCGATGGCCTCGGCGTGGATGTAGTTGCGGCGCTTCTCGAATGCCTCGTCGAACGTTGTGGCCCTGTCGCCGTTGAGCGGGATGCGGTCTCCGCTCACGTGGTGGGCTCCTCGTCCGGGCGCACCGGGCCCGCGCTCGGGTCGACCACCGCACGGAAGCGGTGCCCACACGGCGACCAGCGCATGAGCAGCGCTGTCTCGTACACGCCGAACCGGGGATCCTCTACCCGCTCGTCGATGCGCTCGGCAGTAGTCCCACACGCGGGGCAGGGTGGGAGCGGCGGTAGAGGCTTGCCGCGCACGATCGTACCGAGGGCCTGCACGGGCCGGTTGTTGAGCTGCCGTCGCAGTGCGGCTACCTGCTCGCTGGTGAGCTGCTGCGGCTCGCTCATGCGTTCTTCTCCTCGCTGCTCACCGGGCGCCCCGGCAGGCCGGCGTTCTCGCGCCCGAGGTACCAGCGGATGAACTCTCGGACGACGCGGGTACGTTCGCGGTCGCCGACGGCCTGGCCGAAGGACTTCCACTCGTCGTCTGGGATGCGGAGTTGGCGGAGCGGGGTGTGGCCTTCGGTCCTCTGCTTGGGCATGCCTCAACTCTAGTCGTGTATATGCATTGGGTCCACCAAAAGGCTTGACGTGTATATACACGAACCCTTAGTCTCTGTATATACACACCGAGCGAGGGGGCCACCGATGAGGCACACGGCGAACGAGACCACCACCCAGACCCTCACCCGCCTCATCACCGCCCTCGACAAGCGCCACCCCGTCACCATCACCTACACCAAGGCCGACGGGTCGGAGACGATTCGCACCGTCGAGCTGTACGACATCGTCGTCAGCGCCGCCGGCGACATCCTCCTGAAGGGCATGGACCGCGACAGCCAGGAAGCACGCTCCTTCCGGCTGGACCGCCTCGTCTCCTACACCACCCACCGCACCGCCTACACCGTCGCCCGGCCGGCTGCCGACGAGCCGAAGGTGCGCCCCGCCCACGGCCTCGCCACGATCACCGTGCTCTACCCCGTCGACTGCCCCATCACCACCCGCGTCCAGCTCCTCGCCGACGCGCTCGCCGCCTAGGAGGCCGCCATGACCACGTACATCCCCGCCATCGGCGACCGCATCCTCGTCCGCCGCACCCCCGGCAACCACGGTCCCGTCGGCGTCATGACCGGCCTCGTCCTCAACGTCCTCACCGTTGGTGGCGTCGACGGGATCCTGCACTTCAAGTGCGAGCAGGGCGGCACCGTCTACCTCGCCACCAACGAGCAGATGGCCGAGATCGGGAAGACGCAGACGATCGAGCGCGCCCCCGACTCCCTCACCGCCTGACCTATCCACCCGAATCCACCGCGATCGCCCGCCCGAGCACGAGAAGATTCTCCGCAGCGACTCCGCGCCCAACATCCCCAGAGGTTGCCCGTGCGTCTTCGGATTTCCATCCCGCTCCCCGGACCGTTCTCCATCGGCGGATCAATCCCGCTCACCAGCCGTCGGCGCCGACGCCGGTCCGGCTCCAGCTCAGCAGCCGATGTCTTCAAGCTGATCGGCTACATCGTCGTCGCTGAAGCGTGGCTCGCCTGGTGGCGCGTCAAGCCGTTCTACCTGCTCGGCGTTCTCGTCCACCGCAAGGCGACCGGGCGGGACACGCCTATCTGGCGGTCCCGCAACGGCTGGTGGTAGACCGCCCCGCGCTCCCGCCCGTTCCTACGCATGCCGAAGGCCCGCATTCCCCGGACGCCCAGTCAGGGAAGCGGGCCTTCACCGCGTGCACCACCGTCCACCAGTTGCACACCCTCGTTACCATCAGACCATGGTTACCGGTAACAAGCCACCAGTACCGGCCGAGCCCGAACCCACCGCCGGCCACCCCACCGGTGACGGGCGCGCCCGCGACAGCCTCAACCGCTTCGTCCGCACCCCCGAAAACGCGGCACGTGACGCCCGCGCAGCCGAACTCCGCGCCGAAGGTTGGACCTTGCAGGCGATCGCCGAAGAGCTCGGCTACTACGACAAAAGCGTCGCGCGTAAGGCCATCCGCGGTGTCCTCCGGGAAATCGTCCGCGGGCCCGCGGAGAAGTTGCTTCAGCTGCACATGGACCGGCTGGAGAACCTGTACGACGCGGCCCTTGACGTGCTGGAGACGGACCATGTGATCGTCTCCCACGGCAAGGTCGTCACCGGCGCGGACGGGCAACCGCTGATGGACAGTGCGCCGAAGCTCGCCGCGATCCGCGAAGCACGGCAGACCCTCGACGCGTTCTGGAATCTGACCGGGATGAAGCAGCCCGCGAAGGTGGCCATCTCCGGGGGCGTCCGGTACGAGGTCGTCGGGGTCGACCCCGCGGACCTCACGTGAGCTGCCAAGTTCCGCCGCGTGTGGGGCAGTTGACCTGCGGAAACGATAGAATCAGGAGCAACGGAGGACCCCGGCGACGGCGCCAACCGTCCCGGGGCATGGCCGACCTGAGAGAGCAGATCGACATGACCCAGCGTACCCATGTCCTGGTACCCATCGGCGGGCAGTGCTCCGTCGATCCTTGTGGCCGCCCGCACTACGCCAGCGGATATTGCAACCCCCACTGGCGCCGATGGAAGCGCAACGGAGATCCAGGCGCGGCCGAGATCAACAGCACGCCCGAGGAATGCTCCTTCAATGGATGCGGGCGCCCTCGCTCGGCCAAACGCCTCTGCGCCAGCCACTATGCCCAACACCGCAAGGGCAACCCGCTCACCGCGCTCAACGACCGCGTGAACCCTCGCGGGCGCGACGCAGCGGGCAACAAGCGGTGCGCCACCTGCAAGCAGTGGAAGCCGCCAGCCGAGTTCCGGGCAGCCAACCGCACCGCGGACGGCCTGGACTCACGGTGTATCGGCTGCTCCCACGACATCAGCATCCGGAAGCTCTACGGCATCGGCGCGGTGCAGTACGCCGCGCTACTCGAAGCGCAAGGCGGAGGCTGCGCCATCTGCGGCGGAACGAATGAGAGTGGCCGCGCCATGGCCGTCGACCACGACCACAGTTGCTGCGCTGGGCAGCGGGCATGCGGAAACTGCGTGCGCGGGCTGCTGTGCAGCAACTGCAACATGGGCATCGGCTTGTTGCGTGACGACCCTGAGCGCCTGGAAGCAGCAGCTGTCTACCTGCGGCGGTACGCCCGTGACTGAGACGGTCGTGCGGTACGAGCCAAGGGGCGGCGCGAAGGAACTTTTGACCGGCCGCGATCAGGAAGCCTGCATCGCGGGTCCCGCAGGCACCGGCAAGAGCCTGGCCATGCTTCAGAAAGCCCACTACACGAGCCTCATGGTTCCCGGCTGCCGATCGCTGATCGTCCGCCAGACGCACGCATCGCTGACCGGGTCGACGCTCGTCACGTTCGAGCAGCAGGTCATCCGTGACGCCCTCGCCCATGGCGTGGTCAGTTGGTTCGGGGGCTCTGCCCGCAAGCCAGCCGCCTACCAGTACGCCAACGGATCAGAGATCGTGGTCGGCGGCCTTGACCGTCCTGAGAAGTTCCTGTCGACGGAGTTCTCACGGATCTACGTCGACGAGGCCACGCAGGTCACCCTCACCGCGCTGGAGACGCTGATCACCCGCCTTCGCGGGAACGCCGACACCTACCGTCAGATCGTCTTGGCCTGCAACCCGGACGCCCCCCAGCACTGGATCAAGAAGCGGTGCGATGCGGGCATCATGCGCATGATCCACTCGCGGCACTCCGACAACCCGCTGCTTGTCAACGCCGATGGCACGCTCACTGAGCGCGGCGTGGACTACATGAAGAAGCTCGACGCCCTGACGGGAGTCCGACGTCTGCGCTACCGCGACGGGAAGTGGGCGGCGGCCGAGGGGCAGATCTACGAGGCGTGGGACGACGCTATCCACATGGTCGACTCGGTCAAGCCGACGGCCGCGTGGACCCGTTGGGGCACGGTCGACTTCGGGTTCACGAACCCCTTTGTGTACCAGGACTGGTGGGAGGACCCCGACGGGCGCCTGTACCTGGCGCACGAGATCTACTACACGCGCCGCCTCGTCGAGGATCACGCGAAGAACATCAAAGACCTGTTGTTCTATCCGTCCGGGCAGCCCCGCGGGCAGCTCCCGCGTGCGATCTACGCGGACCACGACGCGGAGGACCGGGCCACCCTGGAGCGGCATTTGGGCCTGTCGACGAAGCCCGCGCACAAGAGCGTGTCGGATGGGATTCAGGCGGTGCAGGCGCGCCTCCGGGCGCAGGAGGACGGGAAGCCCCGTCTGTTCATCGCGCGCGGTGCGCTGGTGGAGCGGGACCCGGGGTTGGAGTCCGCGTCTTTGCCGGCCTGCGGCGCGGAGGAGATCGCGGGCTACGTGTGGGCGGTGAAGCCGGGCAACAGCGGCGGACTGAAGGAGGCCCCGGTGAAAGAAAACGATCACTCGATGGATGCGCTCCGGTATATGGCGGCGGCGCGGGATTTGACGGGGCGTACCCGGGTGAGGTGGCTGTGATGAGGAGCCTTCGAGTGAACCCTAAGAAGCTGAAAGATTTGCGGCCTGCGAGCATGTTGACAGGAGGATTTACACTCATCACAGCAGGATGCTGGAATATCTTCGGAACCGGGGTCGGTCTCATCTCCGGAGGAGTCCTCACCTGCGTCCTGCAATGGGTGCTCGACAGCGACTGACGTGAAGGAGGTGGCCGGTGGGCAGAACCCTCTTCGGCTCCCTCGCCAACGCAGTCACCAGCCTCCGCACCCCCGACCTGCCCATCCCGTACACCAGCCGCGCACAGTCGTACGGAATGTTCGGCGCCCGCCGTGACGCAGAAGGCCAGATGCGGGCCATGTCCGCGGTGTCCACGCTCTTCGCGATCGTCGACCGCACCTCCAACGCGACCGCGCTCGTCGACTGGAAGCTGTACCGCAAGGCCAAGTCAGGCCGCGCCGAGGACCGCGTCGAAGTCACGAGCCATGCCGCGCTCGACCTGTGGCGGAAGCCCAACGGATTCATGCCGCGGCAGGAGTTCGTCGAGTCGTCCACCCAGCACTACGACCTCACCGGCGAATCCTGGTGGGTCATCGGACGCAACGCCGCATCCACGCTGCCACTCGAACTGTGGCCCGTCCGCCCCGACCGCATGACCCCGGTCCCGGACCGCGAGCGTTTCCTCAAGGGCTACATCTACACGGCGCCCGACGGCGAGCAGGTCCCCCTCGAACTCGACCAGGTCATCCAGCTCCGCCGGCCGAACCCGCTGGACCCGTACCGCGGGCTGTCGCCGGTGCTGTCGATCCTCCCCGACCTCGACACCAGCCGGTACGCCGCGGAATGGTCGCGCGCATTCTTCATGAACAGCGCGCAGCCCGGCGGCATCCTCCAGTTCGACCAACGCCTGTCGGACCATGAGTTCACCGAGCTGCGGGACCGGTGGGCCGAGCAGCACAAAGGCGTCGCGAACGCCCACAGGGTGGCGATCCTCGAACAGGGCAAGTGGATCGACCGCACCATCAGCCAGCGGGACATGCAGTTCGTCGAGCTGCGCGGCGCGACCGCGGACCGGGTCCGCGAGGCGTACGGCATTTCGAAGAGCGCCATCGGCGACTTCGAGGACATCAACAGGGCGTCCGCCCTCGCGGCGAAGGCGTGGTTCGCGGAGCAGCAGACCATCCCCCGCCTGGAGCGCATCAAGGCCGCGCTCAACCACGAGCTGCTCCCCATGTACGGGCG